TCGGCCTCTGCGCGCAGCGCGTCCTTCGGCTTCGACGGCCGGCGAGGCTTCGACCGAAACTCGGCGGGCACACCGTCATCACCGCGGTGGTTTTCGATGGTGCGGCCGCGCGTCCGGTGCGCTGGCCGAGAATGGTTGATGCTGCTCATATCCGACCTGTGCTTAGAGATTCGACGGCACGGTGTAGTCGGACTGGCCCGGAATATCGGAGAGAGCTTCACCGCTGGACCCGCGTCCGCGCTTCTTGCCGGCCCCGGCCTCGCCCTCACCACCGAGCTTCGCTTCGACGGACGTGGTGTAACCCTGCTTCGAGAGTTTGTGTGTCGCGGTCTCGATGACGAACTCGATGCCATCGATCTGCGGCCGCACGTTCTGGTATCGGAGCGGCGCCGCCGCGCGGATCGTCGGGTCGCCGAACAGATCGACGGACGTGGTGATGGTGTTGTTCTTCAGATCTCGGGCCTTGGTGCGCGCCGCGCCCTTTGCCTCGCCCTCGTTCGCGTAGGGATCGGGGAGGGTGTAATCAGATTGCCCCTGTATGTCGCTTTCTTCCTCGACCTCAACACGCTCGGCCTTGGTGCGGTCCTGCACGCGCGCCTTAACCTTCGCGAAGCTGTTGCGGTGAGAAAACGTCGTCTCGCATGAGCCGGTCACGATGTTGTAGGGCGTTGCGATCACCGGGGTGAGAGCTGCCCCGCTCGCTGATTTACCAGCACCACGAGGCGCGAAGATCAGCATACCGTTCTTGATGGCGAAGGTTGCATCGTGTCGCCGCGCCAGCCGCTCGACGACATGCAGGTCGCTTTCGTCCTCTTGGCCGAACCACTTGTACTTGTAAGCGCCGACGCTGCCATCCACCTTTGCCTGCAGGCCGTGCTCGCCGGCAATCTCGCTCACGATGTCCTTGACCGACTTGTCGTCCCAGTGGCGCTCGCGATGCTGCTTGAGCTTCTCGCGCATGTCGGTGCCCTTGCCGTTGACGACGAGTTTGTAGGGCAGGCAATGCACGACGGGATCCTCGCAGACGTATTTGCCAAAATAGACAAGCCCGGTCTCTTCGTATCCGAGCCACGCCTCGATGATGTCGCCACTTCTCGGGATTTCGGCGAAGGGGTTGCCGTCATTCAGTTCGCAGCTGATGCTGTCGCTGACGATCCCTTCCTTGTCTACGATGGTGACGGAGATCAGCCGGTCATTGAAGATCGACGCGACCGGACGGCCATTGACATGAATCTCTGCGCGGGGCGTTTTCATTTCAATATGCTCCGTCGGAATGAGCGCCGTGCGATAGTTCGTTCAGCTTCCTCGAAAACTCTCGGTGAACGGCCCTGGCAACGTCCTCCGGCGATTGACCCGGAGCGGCGTGGATCGTGAAGCTGAACGTGTTGTTGGTCGTGCTGCCGGCCGCCTTGGCGGCGCCGGCGAGCGCTTGAGACTTGATCGCGCGCACGGTCTCCATAGTGTCGGCGATGCGACCACCGGACGGCGCGGTGAAAAGCTCGGGGCCACGCTCGCCGACCAGGTATGTGCTGCCGCGGCGCACCGGCCCACCGGCAGCGCGCGCACCGGCGACCGCAGGCGCGGTGCTTCCTCCCAGCCACGACGGCAGCGACGGCATCCTCACGATCTTCGACAGATCTATCCTGCCGATCGCTGCCATGATCCGAGACGGCAGCGCCTTGAACCAGCCGATCAGCCCGTCAATGGCGCTCTTTACCGCATCGACCAGTGCCTTGCCCGCGTTCTCGCCTGCAGCTCGGAAGCCTGCGGTCGCCTCGTCGCTGTAGGTGTTCATCGTGAAGATGTCGGCGATCCAGCCGCCCACCGCCGAGGGGATGGCTTTGATCATGTCGATGATGCTTTGAGCGCTTTGCGAAAGCATATTGACGGCGAAGTCAAGCGCCTGGCTCATCGTCGCCTCGTCGATGCCAAGCCATTCACCGAAGTCGATCAGCTTTTGCGTGGCCCATGAGCCGACAGCAGATGCGATGCGACCACCGAACGCGGCAATCTGCGACGCCAGATCGGAGAGCGCCTCGAAGATAACGGACGCAAAGCCCGCCACAAAGTTTGAGATCGGCACCCAATACTTGTGAATGGCAATAGCAAGGCCGCCGACCGCTATTCCGACTGCGGCGACAATGCCCCAGACGGGCGCCGTGATCGCCGCGATGCCTGCGGCCAGACTACCCGCGAGACCGAGGATCGCAGCAACTGCAGTTCCGACACCGCCGACCACACCCGACAGCAGGCCACCGCCCCCCACCGCGCCAAGCATGGATGCGCCCATGGTGGCCGCGCGAAGGGTCTTGAACGCCTTGCCAGCGGTCAGGGCAACGCGGCCGACCGCCGTAAGCCCCTTGATCGCAGCTCCGATCACGCCGCCCTTGAACCAGAGGAATGCAAACCGCGCGGCGGTGGATGCGACCTGAAGCCCGATCAGCCCAGCTGACACAGAAACGAGGGTACTAACGAGCTTCGGATTGGCTTTGATCACGTCGCCGACAGCCCGCACCATTGGCACGATTCCGCTATCGATGATGCTGGTGAGCTGCGGCAGCAATCCGGCGCTAAGCTCAATGTTCAGATTTTCGATCGAGGATTGAAAGCGAGTGATAGCGGCGTCGGCATCCTTAATGCGGCGCAGATATTCTTTCTCGACGAGGCCGCCTGCATCGCGCGCATCGTCACGGATCTTTCGGTATCGCTCCATGTCCGCGAGAAGGCTGTTCATCGCCATCTGCGATTCCTGGTTCCCGAACAGGTCGCCGATGCGCGCGCCCTTTTTCAGGGCTTTCTGTGTCAGCGCAACAATCGCTTCGATGGGAGACTTGCCTTGCTTCCTGCCGGCGTCGAGCGTTTTGCGGAGGTTGAATCCGAACTGCTCGAAACGTTTGGCGAGCCGTGGCGACACCATCTGCGAAAATAGATCGCTTAGGTTCGTCGCGGCCGACGATGCATCCGCGGACCCCTGGCGAACAACCTGAAGGGCTGCCGCCAGATCAGCAACACCCTTCACGCCGTTGTAGCCCAGCGCCTGGCCGGCTGCCGTCAACTTGGGAAAGTAGGTCGCCATGTCCTTGAGTTCGAAGGCGCCGGCGTTGCCGGCGGATGCCATGGCGTCGAATGCCTTCATTACCTCGGAAGCAGGGACCTTGAAGTTGGCAAACACGGCCTGACCAGCCGCCATCACGTCAGTGGATGAGGCGCGGAATGCGGTCGCCGTCTTGTTGATCGCCGGCAGCAGCTTGAGCGCCGCCTCGACGTTCTCGGCATCGGTCTTGCCGCCGAGACCGAGACCCATCAGCGCGTCGAACGTTTTGATGGTGTTGGATGGCAGCTGGTTTGTTGCCGCCGCGATGCCGCGAAGTTGCGCGCCGAGGTCCTTCAGCGCCTGGCCCGACACCCCAGATTTTTGCTCAATGTCGGTGAGCATCGTCTGGAAGTCCTTTCCGGCACGGATCGGAGCGCTCATCCCTTTGTACAACGCATAGCCGGCACCGACCGCGCCAAGCATGCGACCGCGCATTTCGTTCATCCGCGCTGCATTTGCGCGGCCGGCATTGGTGAGGCGGCTGATCGTCGCGCTGATCCGGCCTGCTGGACCGGTCGCCCGGTCCAGCAGTTCGACAACCAGCTTCGAGGTCAATGTTGCCATCTACTTCGATCCGTTCTTGGCTTTCAGCAACCGCACCGCGGCGTCGTAGTAGCGGAGCGCCTTCGCCGGCGGCCATCCTTCGATCTGGTCAACCGGCGTGCATAGTGTTGAAGCGACGACCGCGACTACGCCTGCCCAGTCGCCGCCTCGGCTTCCCCCATCAGCGGTCCGACTTGCTTCATGATCTGCGCAAATTCGCGGGCCGGAATCTTCCGAAGCACGGGGATGGTGGTGCCCGCCATGCCGGAGAGGATTGCGAGCAGTCTGCTCGTGTCGCCATGCACAGCGTCGGCGGCGCACAAATCGCCGACATTCGCTTCGCGGAAAGTCAGGGTCGAGATCGTCTGACCTTCGTGCTCGATAGGCTTCGACAACGTGACGGTGATCGAGTCGCTCATTTCAAAAGCTCCACGGTTGAAAGGGAAGGTGCCGCCCCCGGCGCAAGCCGGGAGCGGCGAGGATGCGTGGGTGGCGCGGTGAAAGGGCCGCGCCGGGTCGGCATCGGGGTCATCACTCCACCCTGGCCTTTGCGCGACGCGACATCTTCGAGGGGCGCCAGCGTCGCGCGGCTGACCTTGCCTTGTGCTCGGCGCCCAACTGGTAAGAATTTCGATCATGCTGACGGCCCGAGGTGAACGACGATGATCGAGGAAAAGCGGCCGCTGATCCGCTTCACCT